CCAGTCTGCTCTAGATCCTCTGTGCTGATAAGCGCAACAAAGAAGTCTGCTGTGGCAGGAAGACCGAATGATTCCGAAGTATCTTCTAGACCGAAATCACTGTTTGCAAATCCAGTTCGATTTACCTGGGTGGCTGAGAAGATTGGTACATTGTACTCTACTGCTAGACCACGAAGTTCTTCTGCAACAGACTTGATGTAGAAATAGCTGTTCGTGTTTGCATTCTGTTTGATTCTTGCAGAAGCACAAATGTTGATATAGTCAACAAAGATGGCATCAGGAACAAATCGCTTCTTGATCTTGAGTTCATCAAGAAGATGCTTGAAGTTAGCAACCGATGCACTGGCAGTTGGGTATTCCTTAATAATCAACTTGCCATGAACCTTACTCTTTAGTTGCTCCATCTTCTTGTCGTAGATGGTTTTTGGAAGATCCTTGAGGTTATCCAAGGTGATGTCTAGAAGATTCGCATCGATTCGCTCTGCGATTCTTTCTTCTGCCATTTCGCATGTGATGTACAGAACATTAAGATTTTGCACAAGGCAATTCGCTGCATGGTGGCATAGGAACAGGGACTTACCCACACCAGTACCAGCCATGATGATGTTAAGAGTCTTTGATGGGACTCCACCACCAGTGATGGCATTGAAGAATTCAAGATCGAACGGAATACGCTTCTCTACCTGATGATAAAACTCAAAGCGTCGATCAGCATCATCAATGTAGTCGTGACCAATGTGGTTGTCAAATGACACAGACAGAGCATTAGAAAGAATACTAGGGATTGCGTTCTTTGTATGTGTCTTTGATTTTCCGTCGAGAATATGAATAGAATCCATAATAGCATTATAGACTGCCTTATCCTTTACATGATTCTCAGTCTGTTCAATGAGCCAAGTAAGATCTGTTTGTTCTGGATTGGAATACAAAGCCTCAAGACACTTGGAGCATTCCGAGAACTCGTCTTCCGAAACAAGATCAAGCTTACCCAAACTGATATCAAGAGCCTCCTTTGTGGGGAGGCTGTTGTACTTGGTGATGAATTCAGAAACTAGAGTGAAGATCTTCTTGTTTACATTGTTACTGAAATATTCTTCCTTGAGGAATGGATGTACTTTACGAACATACTGCTCATTCGTCACTAGATTCTTCAATATAACTGATTCCATCATGTTCAACTACCTCTCCATCAAATTCGTCACCGATCATGCTATTTTTTTCTTCTAGAAACTGAACTAGAAGATTGCCTACGACATTATTAAATTCTTCCTTTTCAGAATCAAGGAGTTGACCCTTTACTATCTCATAGTTAAAATTTAAGACAAGGTTGTTATCCTTTTCTTGCAAATTTACAACTCCATACTGGATTGCAATGCCCTTGAATCTACCTTCTGCAATTTCAATATGAGCATTTCCGTCACCGTCATTTTCGATAATATTATAGTTCATATTCTTCTGCTCTTTCTTTTGCTTCTTCGATTGACATGTCTTCGATGAAGACAGGAGTTCCAGGACCAACCCAAGCTCCGATAATATTATAGTCAAAATACTCCTGCGCTTCATCAAATGTCATTCCGTCTGCCATCAAATTCTCAATAATCTTTTTTTGACTATATGCAGAGATTGGTTCTTTGCACCCAAATTTCCACATGAAACCAACGAAAGCATTATCGTGACCATCACAAAATAGTATATCAGCCATATTTAAAATCCTCCTGAACTCGCTCATCAATTTGCTTCAGAATCTCCTGAGTAAAATACTTCTCAGGTTCTTCGTTGATATGCTTCTCAAACACCTTTGTACCATCAGGAAGCTCAATCTTGGTAGAGTTCTTCTTGAAGATACCGTAATCCAAGGCAAGGTCAACAAGACCATAGTAACGGTTCAGACCGCTATCGAAATTCAGTTGAACCTGAACGATCTTGTTTTCCTTGGTTAGTCGGCTCTTGTAAAGCTTGCAAGTAATTAGATTACCTACAACTACATCATCCTGCTTGTCCTTCTTCTTGGACAATGTTACGATAGTAGAAGCCGCATATTTTAGACCAGATCCACCACCAAGTTCCTTGGTCGGAACATAGGCTCCTACTACATCGTAGGTATGGTTTGTCATAATCATAGGAATCTTGGCCTTGCCAAGCTTCAGCGTAAGAACGCGGAAGGTTCCCTTGATGACTTGTGCGCGTGTCATGTCGCGGGTGTTCTTACCTTCAGCAACATCATTCATTTCCTTGGCAGTACTCAACATTCCCAGTGAGTCAAGAACAATCATCATTGGCTTGCGCTCAGATTCGTCTGTTGCAAGAACCTTGTCAACAATTGTCAGGCACTGGTGGCGGAACTCTTCGACTGTTTCTACTGGGAACACGGCAACCCGCTTGGGGTCAACTCCGCGTTCAGTAAACATGTCGCTGGTTACTGCCTGTTCCGTATCGAAGTAAAGAACTACACCTTCGGGGTTTGCTGTAAGAAATTGTGCAACGATACCAAGGCTGAAGTAAGTCTTGCCAGTAGCAGATTCACCAGCGAGACAGGTAATCTTGTTATCAGGTAGGCCATCGAAAAGACTACCAGAAAGAAGAGCGTTAAAAGCATAAGAGCCAGTGTCAACATAGCCACTAACATCAGATCCATCAAGGCCGTCTTCAACTTTACTAGCAAACTTATTACCTGACGCATTAATCATTTCCTTAAGAAAGTCCATTATTTATTCTCCTTAATATCATAGTAGTAACAATCGTCATCTCCGTCAATGATCCATCTATCACTTTCTCCCTCACATCTCCAAGAAGTATTATCTACCAGGTAGTCTGGCTTTTCTGGGAATGGTTCGGTTACAAATGACATATTCTTCCAAAAAATTCTGTTGTTTGGTTGAAGAGCATAATTGCCATCATCCAAAGCAATCATATGAAGACATTTATATTGACTTGGCTCATCGGAAAATGAGTTTCTATACCAGTCAAATGTCATCATGTAATTGCCCCATGCTTCACTCTTATCCTTAAAGACAACCTTCGCTCTACAATCAAACAAAGCATCATATTCAATTGCAGTTACATTTTCGTGGAAACAATCCCACAATTGAAGATAATCCAGCTTCATCAAAGGAGTATCTGGTTTAGAGCAAAGCATATGAATGGGAACTCTGCTTCTGACTAATCCATTGTCTGTAAGAACATGAAAGGTCATTGCTTTACCAGAGCATGATTGCGCTCCGAATACTTGAACCTTTACATATTCTCCAACATGTTTTTTATGCTGGTACATATGTTCCATACGCATATAGCAATAAAAGTGTGGAATGTTTATATTAAACAAAGAACGCCTCCAGTGTATTTTTATCTTCTGTCTCCCAACCAATAGCAGCAACGATGCCCTTGAGTGGGTCTAAGAATGTCTTGTCAAACTGGGTATCATAGTCGATGTACTTCCTTAAGTCAAACTCTTTCGGTAAAGAAGAATAAAAGGAAATTACTTGGTCTTTACCAGTTAGTCCAGAAACTGGATTCGGAGCCTTGAGGTATAAGAACTTAATCTTGTCACCATCGCGGATAAGCTGATACTTCTTTTCTAGCTTATGCTTTTTAATATGATGGTTATACAGCAATGCTCCCTTTACTGCAATAGGAGTTCCCTTGATGTAAATCGTATCTTTATCTGCATAATCGGTCATTCCGTTTACAGATCTTGGAAATGCTACTTCCTCTGGATCAAGTGCAAAGAATTTGTTTCTGAAACTTTCAATGTGCTCAATCAAAGTTGCATTGTCTTTGTTCATAATGATGTCAATGCAATTCTTAAGCTCCTTACGAACAACTTCTGGAGTGGATGAACGAGTTGTTTCGATTCCCATGATCTTAATCTTGGGAGTAGTATATCGAACTCCTTCTGAGTCATGAACAAGAAGCATGTATCTCTTCTTAGCAGTCCATATACCCTTTGAAGCAATAGATTCTCGCTTCATGCTCATCTTGTTATCATATGCATTCATCATCGTGGCTAGTTGATCGTAGCATTTGTTGATAAATGGCTCAACGATTTCGTTGCAGCACTTATTAAGATAATCAACAGTTTGATCTACTGACTTTCCAGGACACATTGCTTCTACAAGTGGACCCATGTTCACATAAATTGAGTCTGTGTCGCTAGCAACAACATAGTCAGTGTCTGTCTTTAGAAGTTTATTCAAAAACTCATTAATCTTTTGCTGAATCCAACGAATAGAAAGCTGTCCAGAGATAGTGATTGCTTCCGCATTTTCTTCATCATAGTATCGGAAGTACTCATTGCCCACTGCACCATAGGCAGAGTTTAATTGAATCTTACGAGCCAACTGAAAGTTATTGTATTTGGCAACAAGGAATTCTAATTCCTCTCTCTTACTTGATTCCATGGTGCTACCATGCTTTTCAAGTAGTTTCTGGCATTCGATCATCTTCTTCTTATACTGGCTTCGTTCCGCATACATGGTTTCCATGAGTTCTGGAAGGAATCCTTGCATTGACTTGGAAAATGCAACCCCATTTGCAGCGAGACTGATATTTTGCTTCTTGGCCTCGTCCATAATTCGTTGAGCATTTTCATCTCCAGCTAGAATCCAATTAGGATTAACCGAATGGCGAACAAATGTTTGCGACTTGCTCATCTTTGTCTCTGGCGAGATGTTATATTGCATGATGAGGTGTGGGTAAAGACTGTTCAAGTCAAATGATACGATCCAATTGTGCATACCGACCAACGGATCCTTGACGTAGGCCCCTTCGTATTGAGAATCCTTTCTTGATCCTTTCTTCGGCGGAATAACGATCTTCTTCTTCAGAAGGTGATTGTAAATGATTGTGTCCCAAGTTCTAACCTGGCTGTAAACATCTTCGTAGTTTACTTTGGCAGAGTAAGCCACGGCAAGAACAAGTTCAATCAGCTTCATCTTCTTCTCTAGCTTATAGACTAACTCGACATCGTGGAAGTTATATGAAATAAACTTGTTGAAATCGTTCTTGTAGAACTCCTTGAGGCTGCTATATTCTTCATATGATAACTTGCGCTCACCTAGTTCGACATATGAAATATAGTCCAATCTGTAGGACTCTTGATTTGTATAGGTGAACTTCTTATAAAGTTCATAATAGTCAAGCATTGATACGCCCATGATATCATAGCACTTTCCCTTCTGCTTACCACGGGTAGTTTCTACTACCTTTTCGTAAACATGATTGAACGGGGAAAGTCGCATAGCTGTTTCTTCATCAAACAAATATTGAATGCGATTATAAAGATATGGAATATCAAAGAAACGAACATTCCATCCAGTAATGATGTTGGGCATGTTTGCTTCCCAGAAGATAAGGAAATCTTCCAACATCTGCTTTTCGTCATCATAGCTCTGGCAGTTAACATTTTCTTTGTCAATTGTAAACTGACCAAGACCAAAGACCCAAGATCTATCCCTAATCCTAACTGTGATGGCGATTACCTTTTCCTGTGGATCGTTGATAGATGGAAATCCATCCTCGCATGTTGTTTCAATATCAATATAAGCAATATCAATTTGATTGATATCGTAATTCATTTCTTCTGGGAATTTATCTGAGATGTACTGATAGATATAATCAGTCTGGCCATGAATCTCAAATCCAGCTACGTCTTTATACTGATCGAAAAATTCTCTACATTCGTACATGTTTCCAGGATTAACCGGAGCCATGTTACGACCATCAAGAGTAGACCAACCAGTATTCTTACTTGTGGGTACAAAAAGAGTGGGTGAGTAGGCTTCTTTCCTACTCACCCTTAACCCATTTTCCACCCCTCTATACAGAATCTTGTTGCCGCGTGTTTCTACACAAGTATAGAAGTTCATGCGGTGATTGTAGTCTCAAAAGACAAAAAATCAAGCCTTATTCTTTGATTTTACATAAGCTGAGAATAGAACACAATAGTTCATGATGTCTAGGATTGCGTCCTGATAACCTTCGTTATCTACTACTAGCTTACCAGCACTTGCAAAGGTACTAAGACGAGATACCTTATCTGTGATACGGACAAGGAACCCTTGTTCTGTGCTGCAAATACCCATTGCTTCGCAGCGTTCAAAATTTGCAAATGGTTGCTTACCACTGTTACCAGCATAGTCATGATTCTTCTTTTTCATAATATGAAGAGCAGTTTGCGAAAGCTCTTCATGATGCTTGAACAATTCTTCTCTATTCATACTCCTGTGCTCCCGAAGCCACCGCTTCTGTCTGTCTTTTTAGTTGGTCTTTCAAAGATGTGGTTATAAACAAAATGTTCAGTACGAACAAGTTCCATTTGGGCAACTCGCTCTTGATGTCCAATGTCATACGAAATATCGCTTGTGTTAACCAGTGGAATCATGAGTTCTTCCACATAGTCAGAGTCGATTACGCCTTCGCAGTTGACCAGAGCCAGACCCTTCTTGATCGAAAGACCAGAGCGAGGATGCATACGCACTGAGAAGTGCTTTGGAATGTCAAGAATTATTCCAGTAGGGACTAGAATTCTTTCCCTTGGTCCAATGCGAATAGAGACTGAATTCTCATCTGTCTTGATGGTACTCTTGTTATTGTACCGATCATAAACGGTAATTTCTTTGCCCTGAATAAAGGCAAACACATCAACGCAAGCCGAATCTTCCGTAGAAAGAGCTGGTGATTGTACAGTGGGATGAAGCTTATAAATTCCTAGCGATTCCATAATAAAAGTTTACACTAAATTGTATAAAAGTCAAGCGTCCACAGCGTCAGAAAATTCTGTGTTTGCTTTGATCCATTCATATGCAGCATGAGTTGCATTTCCTGCTGCATCAAGAACGGCTGGACCAAATGTAGCGTCGTAAGTATCTGGCCAGATGTGGTAGACTTCTGCTAAAATAGGATTAAGCCCACTATCTCTTTTACTCTTATCAATATAACCTAATAAGCACATTGTTACTCTTTTTTGTCTGTGTCCAATTGTAACATAATCAATATGCCAATAAGAAACTGAAATACCCTGATCATTAATTTTTGTTTTTTCTAATCCCATAATTCATGTGTCCTTTACATTACATATAACAAAATATTCTTCTTTATCATAATTATCATCTTCTACAATTTGATACTTTGAAATATTTAAATCTGCTAATATATTTATTACATCTTCTTTAGTATAGTAAAGAAATCTATTTGCTTTAATTGTAGCCTCTGTATTTATCTCATTTTTCATAACAGTAAATAGCAAATAATTATTACTTATCTTTATAGATTCTCGGAGAAGAGAAAGAAGAATTTGTTTATTTTTATAATTATCATATTCAAAATTATAAGTCACAGTTCCAAATAAACAAACCAAATCGTATTTTTTATTCTTTGGTATTTCTGAATAAGTCTGACATTTGCATAATTCAAGTGCATCTGTTCTTACATCTACCGCTTCATAGTTAATTTTAAGATTATTTTCCATTAACCATTTATAAAGAAAGCAAGCACCACTGCCAACATCCAGAACTGATTTAAAGTTTAACAATTTTAGAATATTAAATCTTTGATGTGCTAAAGACTCACCATAACCATTATCATATGGTTTTTTATAAACATCTTTAAAGGTATATGTTTTATGCTGAATCGGTGACAAAATAATTATTTGTTGATGTGCAATACAATGTTGCACTACTAGGTGCTCCCATTCCTGAAGTTGCATTAAGTCCAGTAAAAGTACCACTTGTGCTAGAAAAAGTTATATTTCCAGAAATCAATAGTATTTTAAAATGTATACCAGCAGATAATCCATCTACAGTACATGTTATAGTTGATTTTCCAGAAATGTTAACTGTAAAAATCTTTCCATCATCAGCATTTGTTGGTGACCAATTTGTTGTCTTTGCTTCAAATGGGGCAGAAGTTATACGAGCAAGACGAGTTGACTGAATAGGTCCACTGAATGTAGCTCCAGATGCACTTATACCACCAGGAGCATTAAATAGTCCATAAATCGTGGCAGATGCTTGTCCAGTTGCACCAATGACTGCTGTGTTTGCTCCTAGACCAACCGCCTTTGAACCAATTACGATTTCATTATTAATACTATCGCCAGATGCTCTGGCTTCGCTTCCAATATAAACATTATTGCTTCCGATTGTAGTTAGATTTGTATTACTTGCAGTTTTATAAGCACCAGCAAGAATACCAATTGCAGTATTGTCTGATCCTTGAGTAGCATATCTTAATGCAAGCTGACCAACTGCTGTGTTGTTACTTGTGTTGGTGATAGCATAAAGTGATTCTGTACCAACTGCTGTGTTTTGTGCTCCGCTTGTTAAGCTATAAAGAGATGCAATACCAATACCAGAATTATATGAACCACTGGTATTGCTAACCATTGAATTATAACCAACAGCAGTATTTGCCTGACTAGTAACAGAAGCACTACCAAACAATGCCTGATATCCAATAGCAGTATTGTTTATTCCTGTAGTTAAACGATATGCAGTACTGGTTCCAACTCCAGTGTTTGAACCGCCAGAAGTGGCACTGTAAAGAGACTGATATCCAATACCAACATTATTTGATGCTGTTGTATTTGTTCTTAATGAATCTACTCCGACAGCAATATTTCGTGTACCAGATGTGTTATTATAGAGAGCAACATAACCAATGGCAACATTATTTGAAGCAGCCGTAGCTCCGTTTGCCAATGCAAAATTACCAATTGCTGTATTTCTGATACCAGTTTCATTTAGATCTAGAGCATAGTATCCAATTGCTGTGTTATCGTTTCCTGTGGTATTTGATCGTAATGCTCTAGAACCAACAGCAGTATTATTACTTCCTGTTGTTCCGTTACGCAATGCCCACATACCAACTGCTGTGTTAGCAACACCAGTTGTTAATGCTGTTAGTGTTTCATAACCAAGAGAAGTATTGTTTGCTCCTGAAGATATTAAATCTCCCGAATCATCTCCAATAATTGTATTTAAAGTTCCTGATGTTACTGAACCTCCAGCATTAACACCAAATACTAGATTTGAACCAGTTCTTCCAAGTCTTGCTGTGTTTACTAGTAAATTATTTGAAAAGGTATTTGCGCCAGTAAATGTTTGAGTGCCAGCAAGTCCTGCAACTGTAGTCGTGTAATTCGGAAGAGTTACGTCTACTGTAGTTGCTGTGAAATTAGTCTTAAGATTTACTTCTCCTCCGCTAGCATCATTATAAAAATATACTGTTCCGGTATCTGCGATTAAATCTATTTCATTAAGTGATGATGAATCAACTACGAGCAATCCAGGACTTGCAGATGATATCGTCTGTGGTGATGAGAATAAATTATTTACATTTGTAAATGCAACATTTGTAATAGCACCAGTACTTCCATTGATGGAAGATACACCTTGAACCGCACCTGTGCTTCCATTAAAACTAGAAACATAATTATTAAAAGTAACTGGGCCAGTACTTCCATTGAAACTAGAAACAACAGTATTGAACGTAAATCCATCTGGCATCTCAATGTACTGATATACGCGAAGAGCATTTGGTACATCGTTTGTTCTACTTGCTCCAGTTACAATGATTGAGCCGTTTGCGCTGTTTGGTCTGCCAACTCTTGCTATGTTCTGAACCAATACTCCAGCAGATGTTGGTCTTGTAGCGGTCAATCCACCACCAGAAGCAACAAATAGTGTTTGATTTGCTGTTAGCCCTGTCGTATTGTAATTGCGTACCCAGCCATTTATAATCATTACCCCTTCACCATTCAAAGCTAAACTTTGAGCGGCTATACCAGCAGCAGGCATTTTTGCAGAAATTGCTGAATCGGCTTTTGCAACAGTCAATCGCTCAGACGCACCAACAGAACCAGTAACATAAACTGGATCTCCTTCGTTTATTGCTTCATCTGCTTTAATATAGACTTCAGATCTACCAAGCATATTCCCATCAAAATGACCAGATGTATCAAGAACTATATCAGAACCATCAAATGTCAGGAGTGCTGATCCTTGAACGTCAGAACCATCAAAATATAAAATTGCGTTTGTGGTTATTCCAGAACCAACTGTTCCTGTTAGTCCAGCGAAACTAGATACTCCCTGAACCGCACCTGTCTTACCATTAAATGATGTTACTGCGCTGGTTATTCCAGTTGTATCTGTGGCCGAGATAACTATAGGACCAGTACCATTATAATTGCTGAAACTAATGTTTGTTCCAGCAGAAATTCCATAGATGCTCTTATTGACCCATCCATCATTATTAAAAATGTAATGAATGCCGCCATAATCGTAGGTATCACCGCTTGAAGGATTTGTAGGAAAGCTAATTGGCATAGGTCATATATTTATGGTTGTTATCCGATCCAAACTTGGGATCCGTTTTTGGTTACTGAAGTGTAAATTATTCCATCGTCCGTGTGATACCATCTATCCCCAGGATTTGGATTTGCTGGGGCAGTAGAACTTTCTGTAAATGCAGAACCACCTCCACCAGTAGCATCTACTCTTACATTAGAACCAACACGGGTAACGGTTAGATTGTTACCGAAGTCAATCATTCCAACTCCAGTTCTAACAACTACGCTTCCGTTACTCTTGACTCCAAGACCGCTACCACCGCTGTTGTGTAGAGGATCTGTAGTCCCTGGGGCTGTTGGAATAAGAGCAAGCTTGTCGTTGATGAACTTTACATCGAAAGAAAGTTCTTTTTTCTTCTCGTCGTATCTTAGAGGATAGACTGCCTTTGCCACTCCATCAGCACCAGCAGGCCCTTGTTCTCCTTGAGGACCCTGTGGGCCTTGTATGCCCTGTTGTCCTTGAGGACCTTGAGGACCTTCTGGGCCTTGTAGTCCCTGCGGTCCCATTGGACCAACAGCACCCTGCTCTCCTTGTGGTCCCTGTGGGCCGATTGGACCTTCTGGGCCTTGTTCTCCCTTTTCACCGGGTAGACCTTGTTCGCCTTGCGGTCCCTGTGGTCCAGCATTGCCTTTAGGCCCTCTTGGTCCCTGTTTTCCATCAACACCAGCTTGGCCTTGTTCTCCTTGGGGTCCTTGTGGGCCTTGCTCTCCCTGAAGACCTCTTGGCCCCATAGGACCCTGTGGGCCTTCTGGTCCGCGATCTCCCTTGTCACCCTTTGCTCCATCTTTACCATCACTACCGGGAAGACCGTCAGAACCTGGATCCCCACGAATACCCTGCAAGCCTCTTGGACCCTGTGGGCCTTGAATACCGGGAGGACCAGCCATTCCGGGAGTACCTGGGAGTCCGATTTGCTCAATAATCTGAGTTGTTTGTGCGAGCTTTGGTGCTGGCTTTATTTGTGGTTTTGGTTCTGGAACTATATCAAAATATTCGTTCAGATTGCCTTCGTGCTTAATGCACAGAATATCACCAGTAGAGTCCTTTAGAAATAAAGATTCTTTTCCAGAACCTATCTTATAGCTGGCTGAATACCACTGCGGACCAACGCATTCGAATAATGTATCTCTTTTGAGATTTGCGATGGTTCTCTTAAGAACTAATTTGTTTCCTAAAGAGAAGTTCATTATCTATAATATTGTTCAATTGTTGATTCTTTTTTAATTTTTACTTTTCTAACAATTCCATTTGGTATATGGGTGCTATTTTGAATAGTAAAAGTCTTTTTAAATGTCTTTATCACTATTTTCATAGAAGACCGCCATCTTCGTTTTGAAGCTCAAATCTTCCCTTACTTAACATGTCGCTGAAAGTAGTTCCATTAAAAACTTCTATATTGTAGAAGTGTCTTCCTGCTGGCAATCTATCCATCACATCGGATTCAAACTTAAAGAAAATTGATCCAGTAGAAGCAACATCATTCTCATTTTTATTTGGAGCAATAAATCTTTTTCCGCTATCGTGTGATAGGCCAGAAAGACCAGAAACATAATATGTTGTTCCGGTCAAACCAGCATACATTAAAAGATTATCGCTTATTGGTAAACTTCTAAACACTTTAAATTCGATTTTTTGGAATGTTGCTGAAATGGCAGCATCATTTTCGTCATAATAACTCAAAAGAAAATTGAAATTATTACCTTTTATTGCCGAAAGATCGATTTGTGGTGTCATTTTTAAACCTTATGCTTCTTCTTATTTATCTTCTTTAGCTCCTTTTGTTTTTGCTTTTCCATCATTTCAGCTACACCTCTTTGTTGCTGAATCTGAGCAACTACACTCTTATAAGATTCAAAATTTGTTTTGATTCTGGCTTCTTGATCTTCTGGGTATTTCTTTTCACATAAAAGTTTATGACAAACTTGCATTCCAAGATGGAATTTTCCGACTGTGTGGGCCACAGCACCAAGTTCATCTAAAATACCCCATGAATATGGAATTTCTTCAATGAAGAGAGTATCTTCACTTGGTCTTGGAATTTCCATAGCAAGACGAGCGTAATTGTATGCTGCTCTTGGTCTATTGTGCATTCTGTGCAATCTTGCTAATTGATAAAGTGGTTCAGCCCTAGTTGGTCTTGCCTCATAAGAACGCATAAATGCGTCATAAATTTCTGACCAGGGATGTTGTAAGAATGTCTTACAAATTGCTACTCTATAGAGAGCAAAAAAGATTTCTTCTTCCCATCCACCCATTTCAGATCTTCTTTGATATGCTGCTAGTGCTTTATCCCATTGCTGTGAGTCAAAATAGCTCTGGGCAAGATAGAACTGATATCTAACATTTGTTGGATCATCAACAATAGCTTTTTCTAAAGCTTCAGCATCTCTAGAATACTTTTCTTTCGGATCAATTCCGACATTTCTTGCACCTTCTGTTCTAGCAACTATAGAATAGTTTCCATTCAATTTTTCTAGTCTATAGGGTTTTGGATCAGAATCTGGATATTCGTGAAGAACACCGACATATCTCCAATCTCTATTGTTCTTGAAAATTTGAGTTCTCCACCAAGTGAATTCACCTCTGCTAAACTTCAGAGTATATGCATCCACCTCAGTACCAGCAGGCATTGAGAATTCGCCTTCTACAGTATCGTCAGCGTCAATTACCCAAGCGTAATCTGCCTTGCCCTTGGCATTCTGGAACGCTTCTGTACGAGATCCAATCTTTCCACCATGATCACCGAATCCCTTCCAATCTGACTGATAGATTTCGCCAGGAATACCCTTTTCAGCAAAGAAATTGCGAATCATATCCTGAGTTCCATCAGTTGAACCAGTATCAGTAATGTCGTAACGGTCAATGTACTTGTAGATTGATTCAAGGCAACGAAGAATGACATGGGTTTCATTCTTCACGATCATGCATAGTGTAATAGTAGGTTTCATATTTTATTTCTTTTCAAAAACAAAGAATCCATTTCCGTAAGGATAATCCTTAATCCATTTATTTTTAACTGTACCAAAAGAATAAGAAAAGTTTTTCAGAGAAAAACCATGTTTATTAAACATGGACAACCACCATTCTTCATCCTTTTTAGTAACATGTGTTATATCTATCTCATATTCCCTTATTCTAAATTTATCATCATCTCCAAGAGGAATTACAAAAAAGAATTCATTTGCTTTATTATACAAAAAATTCAATGTTTTGGGAATATTTTCTTCTGAAATATGTTCCATAACATCTTTACATATTAATAGATCATATTTGTTTTCGTTTGGCAATGAAAGATAATCTTTAACTTCCAATTTACAATTATTCAAAGCATATTCGCTTATATCTTCGCCATAAGCTTCGCAATTCAAAAGTCTTAGAGCATTTACCAAAAATCCTTTGGCACATCCGTAATCAACACATGTCTTAAAGTTGAAGTTATTTTTAATGTCTAGTGCCTCTGGTATAGATCGCATCGGCATCCATTTATAGTTTTCATAGCCAGAAATTTTCTTTCTAACTCCATCTTCATAGTAATCTTCATTAAAATTATGCGAACTCATTGTGTTGTGTCTCCGTTAAAATATCATCGATTAGTTCATTTTGCATAGCATACTTACAATAATGACATGCGTGATGTCTTCTTGTTGGTGGTTTACTGTAAAATTCATCTATACCATCAATATCACAAACCTTAAACTGTGATTCTGGTACATAGTTATAATTATTTTCTAATGACAATTCAGCTGATGGGCAAACGTAAATGTATCCGTCAGTAAATAAAAATGGCTTTACCATATGCATATAACAATGGTCGTTTCGTCTTTTACCTTTAAAATTAAAATCAGATAAAAATGCGTACTTTAATGGTTTATTTCTTGATGTTTCATATTCAGAAATAATCCCTCTAATAGTTTCTATATCTTTTTCTGTTTCGCTAACATTTTTAATAGCGTTGAATGCTATTCTGCAAGGTATTTTATTTTCTTCGATCCAGTCCAACATTCTTATAAAGTTGTCTCTAGTTTGAAATTTTTTACTCAATTTCTTTTTAGATGGATCTGACCAATTACCAGTAATATTTGGATTTGTGGATGTCTCTAAATTTTCATCCCAGACATATGCAGCTGATGGCTTTGTTTCTATTCCCTCAAAAACACTTAAATCATAATCATATCCCTCATAGAACCCATACATTCCTAACCTGACCCACGATAACATTTTAATTATATCTTGTTTTATTGGCCTATCTTTTCCAATTCTGGCCCCATTGGTACAAATTCCTATTTTGAATCCAAGATCGTAAGTATATTGAATAATCTCTTTAAAGTCTGGATGTAATGTTGGTTCTCCACCACCAGTATATTCAATACCAGAAACTCCTATTTTCTTGAAAGAATCAAGAGCTTGTTTTACTTTGTTCAGTGGGAGTCTATCTGACATGTCTCTATTTGCAAAACAACAAAACGAACATGTCAAATTACAAGCATTTATGAGTGATATGTGTGCCATGACTGGCGAAGGAGGTTTTCCTTCTTGGATAGACTGTAATTTATCTAAATGTTTTAGTAACTTAGTTGTATTGCTACTAAAACTTTTTCCTTCAACTTTATCTTTTTTTTCCGAAAAAATTTCACTGATTACTGGTTTTTGAAATGATGTTAAATTTACAAATTGCATAGTTAAATTCTTAAAAAGTTTTTTACTGAATTATTATCATGTTCGTGCCACACACCGTAATTATCTATATGTCTTCCGGGAGAACCATTTCCATAACGATTTATTTCTTCTATAGACAAATCTGATAATTTTAATTTATCATAAAAATAGTGTTCTGGTACTTCTGGTAAATTATTCCAATTATTTTTATCTTGCTCAAAAATATTATTTTTTGGAGAAACAATATAAAAATCTGTAGAATAACACATTCTGTTTATGTGGTACATTGGGGAAACAGCATAATCAAATGTTTTTTCTAATGTTTTTTCTAATTCATCCGTTTTTGTTATATAACAATCTGGGTGACTTTGTATAACATACTTATATTTTGAAAATAAATGAAAACAATCAGTTGTAGCTTCTGGACCGCCATACCTATAACCACAATTTTTATTAGTTACTATAATATCAACATTTGTTTCAAATGATGAAATATTTTTAATTTTATTGTATGTAAATGCTGGATTATTACAATGCAACAAAACATCAAAATTACTTTTTAAAAAATTGCTTTTGTTAAAAAATAAAGAATTAAAAAATATTTCGTCATATTGTCTATGAAAAGTTAAAAATAACAAATAAGGATTCATAATATTAATTATTTATTGTGTAAATATCATCCTGATTATTGATATTATACATTAATTTATAGCCAAGATTCTGTAGATACTTTCTGCTCTCATCTCTCCTAGCTTCACCACCAGTTCTATATTCATCTGTTTCAAATGCAATAACATTGAAAGTATACTCATCGAATGGAATTTTATATAAACACTGCAAAGTTATCTCCGGTGGCTCAAGATCTATAGAAAGAAAATCTATAGTCGATGGTAAATTATTCTTTTTGAAAAGATCGGAGTAATCTATAGTCAGAGCATCACTTATGATGTGTGTTGTATTTGGTCTTACAACGCTCCAAAGACCATCCTCACTATTATCGGAAATATCAATAGCAATACCTTTCCATTGAAATTCGCTTTCCATTAAATATGTGTTACTGAATCTTATTGCTCCAGCACAACCAATATCAACATATAAACCATTCTTTTTGTATTTTAAAATATCTAATGCTATTTTATCTTGATTTATTTGTGAACCCATTTTTATCTCATTTATACTTTTTTAAATATTCTTGATTATTATAATAGTTTATAAGCTCTTCTTTATTCATTCTAATTAATCTGGAATGAAGTTCATATATTTCATCTTTATTATTTGGAGAATTAAGTGATGATGGAGGATGTTCTTGATGAAAAACTACATTTTTAAACCAACCAACATTATATCCTAAATTTTTAAATCTAAATCCTCTTTCTTCATCTTCTGGACACCAGTGCCTATAGTTTTCATTTTCCATGAACCCATCTCTATAGGATTTAGTTTTAAAAAATTGTATGTGTCCAAATCTACAAAAACCAACTTTAATTGAGCTGATGGGAATATCAGAAATATTTAAAGTAGTTTTAAACTTATCAAGATTTGCATCAACATCAATCATTCTTTGATCATATTGTTCAAATCCATATGGATATATCAAATCATAATTTTTATGCAATATCAAATGTTGTGCTACAATATATGATTCGGGTCTTAAAAAAACATCAGCATCATAATTTACTGTAACTGGTGTTTTTACTTTGTGTAGCATTTGATTGATTAATCTTGTCCTATGAAAGTCTGAAGATTTTTCAAAAAAGTATTGTATTCTATCTGAATTGCAAATATTATTATTAAACTTTTGCTCCAAATCAGCTTCAGTCACAATTATATCAAAATCTGTGTGCTCAAGTAAAAACTTTAATGTGATTTCAATATTCTGTTTTCTTTTATCAGAATCTATTTTTATTGG